CGGGATTAGGAGGTGTGCAAACACCGCGTATTCACTCTAAACTCAATGATTTGCCGTCAAAAGGTCAAGAAATGATTGACTTTGCTACCGAACTTGGCATCAATCTTATGGAATGGCAAAAATTCGTGTGCATTCATGGCCACAAAGTCAGAACCGATGGCAGATGGGCTCACTCAGAGCTGGGGCTTATTTGTGCTCGCCAACAAGGAAAATCGACAATTATGATGCTCAGAATTTTGACAGGAATGTTTGTGTGGGGAGAAGGCTTACAATTAGCATCAGCTCATAGGCTTACAACTTCACTTGAAACATTTAGGCAGATTGTTGCATTAATTGAACAACATCCAGAACTTGAAAAGGAAGTTAAAAAAATTCGCTGGCAACATGGCGCGGAGGAAATTGAATTATTTGGCAACAGACGATTTGTTGTAAAGGCTGCCAACAATGCAGCTAGAGGTTTGAGCAAACCTGAAACAATTCACTTAGACGAATTAAGAGAATACAAAGATGAGGACGCTTGGTCATCTATGCGCTACTCCATGTTAGCCGCAAAAAATCCGCAAGTTTGGATCTATTCTTCAGCAGGAGATCAACATTCTGTTATCTTAAACAAATTGCGTGAGAGGGCGTTGGTTTCAGCTACGACCAACGATCCGATTGGTTGGTTTGAGTGGAGTGCCGAACCTGATGCGCCAATTCTCCTTCCGTCAGGAGAAATGAACTGGCCTGCATTCGCTCAAGCCAATCCATCATTAGGAATAACAATTCATCCAGATAATCTAAAAGCCGTTATCAATGATCCACCTGACATAGTCCGCACAGAAGTATTGGCACAATGGGTCGATACAATAAATTCAGCTATCGATGCGCAAAAATGGGGATTGTGTCAGAACGATCCAATACCTTTAGATCCTGACAAAGAAACTTGGTTTGGGTTAGATTTAAGTCCAGATAGAAAGTTTGGCGCATTGGTTGCCACACAAAAATTACCGGGCGAAAAGTTTAATTTGGTTTTACTTCACACTTGGTCAAACGATTATTCAATTAACGATTTAGCGGTTGCAAATGATATTGCTCCGTATGTTAGAAAATATAATGTTCAGACTGTCGCTTATTCCAAAAGGACTGCACAAGCTGTCGCAAGTCGGCTAGTTCCTGCTGGAATTCCCATTACAGATATGGATGGGGCGATATATGCTGAAAGTTGTGATCGATGGCTGGGCGCAATCAATTCTCATCGATTACAGCATGGTGGGCAGGATGAACTAACCCAACAAACACTTTCCGCTGCGAAACTGCCTTATGGGGATGGGTCATGGATCATCGGAAGGCGTGCGAGTCGAGTGGCAGTTTGTGCAGCTGTCGCTTCTAGCCTTGCAACATATTTTGCGACACAAGTAGAATCGGAAATTGATATACAAGTAGGATAATTCGGACAATATGGTATATTATACCTTAATGGGATTATTCGATAGATTTGTCACAAATAGGACTTCAATTCAGAATACAGATGTTGAAGCGTCCTTAGCACCTTTCAATTTATCAACATCGGTTTATGGTTTATTGAATGCACCAACAACAGTTGATCGTGCAAGTGCAATGTCAGTTCCAGCTGTGGCTCGCGCAAGAAATATAATTTGCGGAACAATTGGATCATTACCTTTACAACAATATAACAAAATGACTGGCGCACATATTGAACCGTTAAGAGTAATCAATCAACCAGATCCAAGAGTTTCAGGATTTGTTGTCTATAACTGGTTAGCAGAAGACATTTGGTTATACGGAGTTGGATTTGGTTTAGTTTTAGATGCCTATGAAGGTGACGGTCGGGTAAGGTCATGGACAAGAATTGATCCACGCAGAGTTATTCCTAGATATAACTTAGCAATGAATGAAATTGAAGGTTATGAAGTAGATGGTAAATTAGCGCCAATTGCTGGTGTTGGAAGTGTAATTAGATTTGATGGCGCAGATGAAGGATTTATTAATCGCGCAGGTCGCACAGTTGTTGCAGCAATTGAATTGGAAAAGGCTGCATTAAATTATGCAAAAGAGCCAGTTCCGTCGATGGTGTTAAAATCTAATGGAACTAATTTAACTTCTGAAAGAATTGCAAAATTATTAGAAGCATGGAGAAATTCCAGAGCAACTAGATCAACTGCATTCCTAAATGCTGATGTAGAAATGCAATCAGTTGGATTTGATCCAAAGTCAATGCAGTTAGTAGAAGCTCGTCAATATGTGGCGTTGGAGATAGCAAGAGCATCAGGAATCCCTGCTTATTTCCTTTCAGCGGAAAATACCTCTATGACTTACTCCAATGCCACTTCGGAACGCAGATCGTTAGTTGATTTCTCACTACGACCAATCTTGGCTGCAATTGAAAGTCGTTTATCTTTAAGTGACATCTGTCCTTCAACATCATCTATCCGCTTTGACCTTGATGATTTCCTTCGCGGTAATGCATTAGAGCGTGCTCAGGTTTATCAGATATTAAACACAATCGGCGCAATGAGCGTTGAACAAATACAAGAGGAGGAGGACTTGATTCGATGAAAATTCAAGTTCCAATATCACTAACCGCAGCTGATTCTCAATCGAGAACTATCTCTGGTCAAATCGTTACATGGGGAGAGCAGGGCAATACATCTGCCGGACCAACTGTATTTGCTAATGACTCAATCAATTTTAGCAAAGGCATTAAATTACTTTTAGAGCATGATCGCACTCGTCCAATTGGAAAACTAATTGCACATGAGGTAACAGATACCGGAATTATTGCAACATTCAAAATTGCTGAAACAACAGCAGGAAATGATGCATTAGTTGAAGCTGCTACTGGCATGAGAGATGGATTCTCTGTTGGAGTAAAGGTAGATGCATGGGATAACAAAGATGGCGTTATGGTCATCAGCAAAAGTTCAATTGTCGAAACATCATTAGTAACTGATCCAGCAATTGAATCAGCAAGAGTGGCACAAGTTGCCGCATCAGAGGATTCTGCTACTTCACCAGAGGTATCAGATACAACAAAACAATCAGAAGGAGAACAAGTGTCAGACACTACCGTTCCAGAAGCTCCTGCCGTAATTGAAGCGGTAGAAGCGACCAATGTAGAGGCTGCTGCTCCAAAGCCAGCATTCTACACAACTCCACGCATCAATAAGAATCTGACCGCTGGTCAATTCCTTGAGGCGAACATCAAAGCTGCAATGGGCGATGATGAAGCAAAGACTCTTGTTAAGGCAACAAACGACACCTCAACAAACACAGGTCTTACTCTTGCACCACACATGAACGAATTCATCACAACTTCAATTGATGGTCGTCCAGCTGTAGATGCAGTATCACGCGGCGTTCTGCCAAACTCAGGAATGTCTTTCACAATTCCTAAGATCGGAACTGCACCAACAATCGATGGCGATTCAACTGAGGGCGAAGCTCTTGGCGGAACTGAAATGGCTTCAACATACATCACAGTTGATGTTAAGAAGGCAGCAGGACTACAAACAATTTCATGGGAATTGTTAGATCGTTCATCACCAGCATTCTATGATGAGTTAATCAAAGAACTTAACTATGCATACGCAAAGGCAACAGATCGCGCACTTGTATCTAAGTTAATTGCTGATGGAACTCAAGCATCAACACAGGCTGCAACAATTGCTGGATTTAAGGCTTATATTGCTAAGGAAACACCAGCTGCTTATCTTGCAGCAGGAAAGTTTGCTAAAAACATCATTGCTAACACAGCTTGGTGGGAGACAATCATTACAGCTGAGGACACAACAAATCGTCCTCTATTTATTGCTGCACAGCCAACAAATTCACCAGGAAATGTTGGAGTTCAATCATTAACTGGAACAGTAATGGGTCAAAACCTATATGTTGATCCACATTCATCAATCACAACACTTATTGATGATTCTGCATTCTTGGTTGTTCCAGAGGCAGTAACATTCTACGAAGCACCAAAGACACAGGTTCAAGTTCAAGCACTTGCTAATGGTCGCTTACAGGTTGCAGTTTATGGTTATTATGCAATCGCAACAAAGGTTGGCGCAGGAATTCGCCGTTTTAACCTTACCTAATAACTAACTAATCATGGGGGAGTGGTTGCTCCCGGTCATTCCCCCAGTCGAGTAAGAGAGGATTCAAATGCCAACAATTATTACTGCTGCAACACTTAGAACTACTCTTGGTGTTTCATCCTCTCTTTACTCTGATGCA